GTGGCCGAGTGCTTTTTTCCAATATACTCTTTTATCTCTTTTGAATAATAAGTGTAGAGAACCTTTGGAATATACTCAGGAACACTTCCTAAAATCATACATTTTATATAATATATCTCTTCTTCATAACCAGAAAGACCCTCAACAACGCCTTTCGTGGCTAAATATGGTTTTTCCCAATGGGCTTCCCATTTCGAAATAGAAATGAGAGAATGCTCGAGCCGCACAGTAATCGGATCCGTCCAGAAAAAAGTTTGACTTACCTGATCAAAGAATTCTTGTTCTTTAACATTAATTATAAGCATTCTCTCATCTCCAAAAGTTACTTAATCGGCGTTGTTGAGGAAATTATTCCGTTTACAAAAGCCGACGCGACGTCCGCGTCTTGGAGCAATTCAACAAACAACGCGCTGTATACTGCTGACTGAAAGAAGAGTTTAGCTTCTTCTGAATCCTTAATGAAATATTTTCCGTCCTCAGATCGTACTCCATAAGAAGCCTGAATTATATCCTCAAAAAGAGTTAATACTTCCTCAGGATTGTTTTCCGGATCGAGATTTGACGCAACCCCTTCAAACCCTCCTTGCGGCTTGTATTTAACATCCAGACGTACTAGTTCTGCTTCGGTTAGGTTAAAATATAACGTATCTTCAGCAGGATTTCCATTAAAATCAGTATACTTTACAACCTTTTTTAACATCTCAAATCTCCTTTTAAAATATAAAATTAAACAAGCAGAGCAAACAGAGCATCAGGAAGAGGCAGATTGGCGTCTCCACCAGCGTCTCCCCACAACTCGTCTGTAAGTGCGAGCAAGTTACCAGCACTAAGAACCGAGGTGTCAAGAGTGATCTTAACAAGATCATTAAAGCCGGTAGCAGCGACGGGGGTCGTTGTGAAATCCCAGCTAAAAGTAACGGCTTCTGGTGAATCGTTTACGGTCGTATGCGCTACCTCAGATGGCTTAGCAAGACACCCATAAACAATATGAATCTTGTAGCTTGCCTCTTGCCCGGCCGCATCACTACCGACACGACTCCGCCAGCAAAGACCGAATTCCACACGACTTTGCTGACCAAGGATAACGCCCGGATCCGTAGTATGCTCTAACATCGCCATACACTCAAGAAACTCATCAGGATATGTATAGGCCTCAATGGTTCCTTCGAATGTTTCCGAGGCAACCAGAGCGGCATACTTAGAGTTATTTGCCCACAGGTCGGTTACTTCAGCGCCACCAGGTTTTTCAGTAACGCTAATCAAACCTTCCCAGGCCACGCCGAGAGGATAAGTCCCGGACGATTTAACATATAGCACTCCGCGATCAACACCGGATTCGTATTTCTTATCTGCGGAAGCGCCCCAAGTTAAGACTGCCATAGTATTATTTCTCCTATGTTATAGAATTTAAAGATACATTAAAAACATCATGAACAATATTCGAACTGACATACGATTGATTACCCAAGATAACAACCTTTGGTATACTGTACATAGGTCGCTTGTCTATTCCTGGTAAATCACTAAGAAGAGTTACCTGAAAACGCGTTCCTATAGTATAGGCTTGATTGTTTGCAAAACTGGGCTCGCTTGCCTTGGGTTCGTAAACTATACATGGACGAGACAGTTCAATGTTCCCGGGTGGTCTATAAAATATAGCACAACTAGGAAACGCCGCCTCTAACAAAGTGTGTAATGTGAGTCGTATTGTATTGTCATCCATTATACAAACCCCCAAGAGTCAGTTCTATACGGGGCCGTTTATACTCGATCGCGACTACCGACCATTTACGGTTTTGCCACCAAATATAAACGACCTCCGTAAAATCAATTATAGAATCTTCGGGGGTAACTATGCTCAGGACATGTCTCGCGGAGACGGTGCCCCCGAGTTCATGATTTTGCCATCGCGCACCTAAATTTCGCAATTCACCAGCAACTTCGACCTCCTCTATAACCGGAACAAATATGCCGGGCGCGTCCTCTTGCGGGCCACGATTAATACCTATTTTACCCCAGAATTTAGTCATCTTACGCGGTCTTAGCAACTACGTTTTCGACGCTGATCGCTGACTTGGGGTTAACCAATGCCCCTGAGAGGCGGGTTTCGTACAGATATGTGTACTTATTGAAGTCAAGATCAAAGTCATCGAAGAAAGCGGTCTTGCCCATGTTATCCATACCGATAACGTAATCATTAAGATTAACAATCACGCCAAGCGTCTCAATGGTATAGGTTCCAGCAGGAAGCGCTGGGGGATTGACAATACCAGCTTCTACCATTCCAGACATCGGTGGAACTTCTACAATAGCGCTAACACGAAGGGCTGAGGCCAATTCGGCTTCGGTGCGATGCAGACGATGAGTATCCGTGTCACGGATGAGCATCAGTCGGCTCAAGACTTCTGGTTGGCAATAGAACACGGGGCTTCCTGAGCCGCGATAATCTTTGCGGAAACCAGCAACAAAGTCGATGAATTGAAGACATTTGGTGTCGTCAAAGGCAGAGAAAGCCTCTTCATCAGCAATGGCATTGAAAATAGCGTCGATCGTGTAAACCGGATCGTCGTTGTAAATTGGACGAACGTTTGTCGAAAGAATGGCGTCGTCGCCGGTATCTGCGCGTCCGTCGCTAATTAGGATGGCGCGGGCAAGTTCTTCGCGAAGCATCATTCGCATCTCGGTCTTCAACCAAACAACAACATCGAAGTCGGTAATATCAATAATATCATCCCGATCGAGTTTCTGTAGTTTGTAGATGGTTTGAGGGGTAGTAACGCGCTTCAATACGGCGATCACTTCCTCGACCTTCTGATTACCGGTTACGTAACCCTTCGCGCGGGCGTCAGCACCAGTAATATCGGCATACATGCTCTTAATGCGAGAGAATGGTCGAGTTTTGCAGGCACTAAGAACTCCTTCAACCCATTCCATTGGGCGGGAATACCATTGGGGTCCACCAGCGTCAACTTTCTGAGCATCGGGGAACATAAAGTCGATATTGGTAACGCTGTGAGATAGGGTCGCTTCGGCATCAATAAATGCTTGTCGCAAAGATGACGAGCGATTCTTCATGGCGGTTGCCATAATACTCACAGTCTGCTCATGAGACAGCACGTTCTCTTCTTTAGGATTGCTGTTCTCGAAAATATTGTGGGTTTCGGACATAGGATCTGAATCTCCTTGTGATACTGTTTCTTCTTGGCTGATTTCTCCAGCCATATGATATAAAATAGTCTTTTGTTCTTCATTCAGCGTATCAAACACCTCTTGAAGTGTTGGCCCTTCACCGTTTTCCGCACTAGACTGCTCTGGGGGTAGTTTCTCTCCCTGGGCGGCGGCATGAAGTACAACATCAAATAATTTTTGCTGATCTTCGTTCAAAGTTTTTAAAATATCAGCTATGGTATCGTCTTCGGCATGAGAAAGGTCATCTTTGGCCTCTTCCTCTTTAGTTTCCTCCTTTTCGGGTTCAACTACTTCGGGTTCTTCCTCTTTCTCTTCCTCGAAGTTGATAGAATATTCGGTGTGGATGATTATTCCATCCTCAACGAACGAATCTGGATCTAGTGGGTCATCAGAATGTCTTACAACGGTGTCGATGTAAGCTCCTGGGTTTTTGCCTGCCAAAACAAGGCTAACCTCTCTGATTGTACCCTTTCTCGTTTCAATGACGGATTGCCCCTGAAACATTCCTGGACTCTCAGTCAGTTGATTGGCCCAAATAGATAGATGTCTTACATCTTTTCCTTGAACGAGTACTTTCGCTCGTCGGCCCTCGTCAGTATTATTAAAATGAGCTTTGACCCGCATTCCAGGGGGCTCTACATTCGTTTCAAGAACTGCGTGCCCCAAGGTATTGCGAATGTCATCGTGGCCATGTCTCCAAACTATGGGAACAACTTGTCCAGTTTGATGGTCAAATGCGCCAGTTTTAATAACTCTGCCGTCCTGACAAAGAACGTCATATGCTGTGGCAATTCCACTAAAATCATATGAATCTGGCATGTATTTACTCCTTATTATCTTCGTTGTTTGGTGGTTCTTCCTTCGGTGGTTCCTGTTGTCCTGGTAGTGCATTATCCGATTGATTAAGATTCTTATTTCTCAAAGCATCTGCGTCCGGATCTGGATGCGGTGGCATTCCAACAACGGCCCTAACTTCATTAGAAGACAT